TTCTTGAGAAAGAATGTTCTACCAACCCGGGTGGATCGGTAGGGTTATTGGCTCGTTTGCCAGTTGCCCTCCTGTGGGGATCGGAAAATATTTTACTATTTTTATAGTATTAGGTGCATCATAGGGTCTTACCCATTCAAATAAGACATCTATGACGCTTCCTAGTGTCCGTAAATACGGTACCTTCTCCCCTCCGTCCGGAGGAAAGAGGTATTGAGTATAGTATGGACCGATAGGGAATAAGTATATTGACTGGCGGATGATGCCTAAGGCGTCGGAGTGTCAGCAGGTTCTGTTCAGCCTCGGTCACATTAGTGACCCTGGATTTCAGAAACCCATGTCTCGTAGTTCCTCCTCCCGGGTAAACAATAGGCATACAAACCTAAGTAACCCAGTGGGATAAAGGACGTGCGAGGGGCATGGACGTTATGATTCCAGGTCCAGAAATGGCGCCGATTAAGAACATATCAACCACTGCACCATGTGAACTTTCATAATTTTAGCTACATGCATTTGCACTTTTAATGCTTTTTACATGAGCTTAATTACGTATCAGTATGATGTCTTTGATGGTCCTTCCGCTATCCCCCAGCACTCTCAATGAGTGGTGCCGGTTGGAAATCGGTTGGCCTATCAACTCTCTTATGTTCTGCGAGGGTGTTCTTTCCCTAGGGAAATGAATACACTCCAAGATACTTATTTGAGGTGGATTGATGCTGCTGGAACCTTCCTATTGTGGGAATGACCATTTGTATGGTTTATCCTTTGATATGAAGGCTTCCCTGTTTCAGTGTGGTGAGCTGGTCCTTTGATTTATCTAGGACTAGCTTTCTGCATGTGATATTCCTACTTGGTAGGACAGAGAATGGGTCAAACTCTAACTTCTTCACCTTGGTGGTTGTTAGTTTTTGTCCCTATGCAGTTTCGCCCTGTTAGTTGAGGTTTGTCTATGCTCGGTGTTCCGTTGTTTGCTACAATCGGAAACCGGGGATGGATGCTCCTCGTCTATCAGTTAGAAATCTGTGCCTCTGTGTACCTCCTATGATCTTGTTCTTTATGATATTTTATTATAGAGGACTTGTATTATCAGGCCGGTATAGGAGTAGGGTTGTCAAAACAGACGTGTGTCCGTTCTTCCTCCCGTAGTTCCATTTTCCGTCAAGTCAATATACAATTTCTTTATCGAACCGCCTCTTTCAGGGCTAAGACTTTAGATGATTCATCTAAAAGTTTCTCAGCTTTGATCGAGAAGTTCATATCTAAACTCAATGGTAGGGCCTTCAGAAATGGGGGCCGCTATCTGATTGGGTTTGTTTTACGAACCTTATCAGTTAGTGACCGGTTATCACGTTCGAGATGTGCTCTAGTCACTCTCTTTTGTAGAGTGTGTGCTAAGAGGTTCCGCAATGAGGGAATGAAGGGTCTTGTACTCTTTCTTAAGTGCTCTTATGTCTTGATTCAGCAGGGAACTGCTGGATACAAGGTCAAAGATTTATCACCCTTGAAAAGACGAGTTCGTCGTTCAGGAGCGTTTCCATCATGGATTCCTCCTATTCAGCGTTCTCTTCTTAGGCAAGGGGATGTTGTTGCTATACGATTCTGGACATCATTAGTTTCGATTTATCGAATTCTTGAATATCCTTCCATTACTAACGTCGGATCAATTGTTAACCCTGGGTGTACCTGAGTGGAAACACTCGGGACTGAGGGGGCCGCCGAGCTTGATGGAGTTATTAGTACTCTATGGGCTCGGTTAGGACTTAAAAAATTCCAAGATATGTTTAAGGACAAAGAAATTCGTCTCTTTCCCATATCGAAGAGTTCCCCTTTGACAGCTGATTTACCGGTTTCTACTGGAAAACACAAATTTATTAATTTTAAGTTTGTGGAATCGTTACGAGCTACGATCTCTACTGCTCCTCGGGTTCTGGCGTATTCCGCTTTCCTTTTAATGAACATCTATCCTCATATTCTTGAGGCTATGGCTATTTATTTAAGAGGAAGTCGGGATATGGCAGAATTCCTTGGGGCGTTGAGACGTACCTCTCGCTTCACAGGTCCCAACGTACCTATACCAAAATCCATTGACCTTTCTGGTACAGGACTGACAGACGAACATAGTTCGGGTCATTATCCTCCATTAGGGAAACTGGGTTTAAAGGTAGAGGCTGCGGGAAAGATCAGAGTCTTTGCGATGGTCGACGCATGAACACAGTGGTTATTCAATCCTCTCCATAAGGTCTTACAGGACGTCCTCCGATGTATATTGGAAGATGCCACGTTTGACCAAATTGGAAGAGTTGAGGAAAAACTTGCATTAATGATTTCTAGAGGATATCGTGTAGAGAAGGCATATTCTTTTGATTTGTCTTCTGCTACTGATCGTCTTCCAGTATCATTGCAAGTTCGTCTCCTTGGACCCTTAATTGGGGCCGAAAAGGCTGAGGCGTGAGCCAAAATCCTTATCGGTAGAGATTATTCTCTTCCTAAGAGAGCTCAACTTGAGACTGGGTATTCTACTGTGAGATATGCGGTTGGACAACCGATGGGAGCACTCTCGTCTTGAGTTATGCTTGCTATGGTCCATCATTTGATAGTCCAGTGAGCAGCATTCAAGGCGGGGAAGATGTGATTGCATTGGTTCGACGAATATGTGGTACTTGGTGATGATATTGTGATTTTCTCTCCAGCTGTTGCTCGAGAGTATCTCAAGATCATGACCATGTTAGGAGTCGAGGTTGGTCTTGCAAAATCATTAGTGTCTCGTAGAGATTACACTTTTGAGTTTGCTAAGAAGCTCTGAGTTAAGAAGCGTAGAGCCTTTGTAGTCCCCTTTAGGGATTGCATCGTCTCTATGCTCTCAACTGAAACTATGTTAGAGTTTATGGATAAACACCAATATACTCTAATATCCTATCTACGTCTCCGCGGCCTTGGTTTTAAGACGCGTTCTAAATGGAATGCTAATCTTTGAACCATGTCCGCCCGTCTTCGTTTGTACGTAGTTTATTTCCTATCTTCAGAGGATTTCATGTCATGGATTTCTCATAAATCAATATTCGTTCACTATCCTGTAACGAGAAATATTCTTGTCAAGATGTGTGAACTTTTATTTGCGGATTTAGAGGCTTTGATCTTACGATTGAAGCGTACTAGATCTTCAATAGGGAATCCAGATGTTTGATCAGATGACTTTATGTCTATCTATGAAAAACATTATGCTCCCTTTGATTTATATCGGTATCCAATTTCTGGTATTCAAGAGCTTTTTATAAAAACTCATGAATTCAGAAAGTGACTTGATGGTATCCAACGTCAAGTGGTTGCCGAGGAAATCGTGACTCGTCCTTCTTTACTAGAATTTGTGGATGTGTTATCTTTAGTTAAGAAAACTTATCAACTTATTCTTAGTATTGAGTACGAGGCAGATAAACTATCCAATCTTTCCCTTTTCACTACTCTTCGTAAGGAGGAAAGAACCTTTACAGGTCTTATGCCTCTTTACAAGAGATGAGTGCGGTATAACGGACTGTTTGGAAAACAGGAAGTGAAACATGAAGAGCGTGAGCCGGTACCAAAGAGTGGAGTGGAGTTAGCTACACAGCATCCTTCCCTAGCAGAGATCTTGCATCCGGGCTCTTATGCAGCTCCCTTCCAAAAAGGATGAGAGTTTTTATGAGAGCCTTGGTCACAAGGAGGAACTCTTGTTAATGGTTTCTTCACTCAGAATTATACCATGGACAAGAGTCTTGGATGATATATCCAAGAGTTCTTCTTTGTTCCCATAAACCGGATATTAGATATTCTAATAGGGGCTTATCGAGTGGTAGGTACAATCATATTAATTGATCTGTATCTACTAGGTAACTCCGTGGAGGAGTCTCTCTCAAATTTATTTGAGGAGGATTTCTCTACAGAGCCATTCGAAAAGTCGGCCTGATCTGGAATGATACTTGCTTCTGTGATCGGATTCTCTTCAGTGATCCTCTGTTGGATCATTTATTCCTGGGTAACAAGCCCAGAGATAATCGATTTAATTGATATCGCTGATAGATTTCGTGAAATACAGGAGTGAGAGCGAAATGCGAACCAAGTCGCAGGTGCACTCAGCTTGCCTGATGTACCTATAGTTACTAGGTCCCCGCAGATCGGACATGGTTGATCTGAACCGTGATCTTTCAACCCAGATTGGCCGGAGGCATGACGCTAATTCCCTTCGAAATTATAAACGCCGAACCTGATCGGAAAATCTAGGAAGGAAAACGATTAATAATCACCCGCCTTTCTAGTATGGCCAGCTGTGAAGCTGGCCGCGGGGGA